CCGATGAAAGTGAGCTGGCCGCCCGTATCGACATCGCCAAAGTTGACCTTCCAATCGTCCTTGACCACAACGAAGCCCGCCGGGATGGGTCGGAAGATGCGCTGCGGCGGGGTGTTGACGCCCTTGACGGTGGTGACTTCCTCAAGGACGGTGCTTGCCTTGCCAGCCTGAAACACGAAGTCGGAACCCTGCGTGTAGAGGGTTTGCAGGCGGTGCATCTTGGTATCGGTATAAACGCTCGTGACCGTCTGCGACCGCTCCACGCCTGCGGGCTGGTTTGCCGCGTTGTTGGTCATGCGCGGTAGCGTGGCGAACGGACCTTGGTTCATGGCCGCGTTGGCGGCATCGAAGTTGGTATCTGGGGCCACCATTGAGGTGGTCGGAGTGCCAGGGCTGCAATAGTCCGTGATGGCGTTGATGACGGCTGCCACGGGAAGGCTGCTCGCCACGCCCTGATTCTTGGCCGACAGCTCGTTGTTGTACCAATGCGGGATTGAGGCAATGCCCTTGTAGCCGCCGTACGCATCCGGGTATTCGGGACAGGTCCGCGTCACCGTGAAGAATTGGCCGATCAGGTTGGCAAGCGGGACGGGCGGCAGCGTCGTTGACGGCGTTTGATCGCCAGCAAAGGCGTAGCACCGCGCCTGAATCTCCACGCGAACCTTGGAGCGGGTCATCATGTCCTGCTCGGAGAACACGATGCGATCAAGCTGCGACGAACGGAACGGGATGCGGGTTTGTGCTAGCACCACGGCCGCCCACATCATGTGGCGGACATCGCCGTTTACCGGGCCTTCAAGGTCGCAGTTAAACCGCAGCGTGGCAAAAGCAAGGTCGCTACGGGATCGCTCGTAGGTGAATTCGCAGTTACCCGTGAGCGCGCTGTCGGGCAGCTTGATGCGCGCCTGGGTGTCCACAATGGTGTAGATGAGCGAATTGCCGCTCTCGTTGTAGGCGAACGTCTGCGACTCGCGCCGCCAAATGCTGTCATCGGGCGGACGGGTCGGGAGGATGGCCTTGCGGAACAGGTCAGCCCACGGAGCCTTGCCGTTGACCTGGGCGGCGGTGTTGTCCTCGGCGTAGGTCGTATCCGCGTTGGTGTTCGACAGGTCAAGCACGATGCTGCCCGTGACCGTGCGCGTCATGTGACCAGCGGCATCAAGCGTGAACGACTGCACCCACCGATGGGACACAATTGGGCAATCGTCCTCTTCAGCCATCGCATGACCAACGATGGTGAACGTGACCATCGCCGCCTGCCGGCCGCTGATTTCCGTGACCGTCATGGACATCAACGGCCCGCGCAACGCATCCGGCCCGCTGGACTGGTAGACCGCTTCGGTTGCGCCGTCCGCCGTCACCCAAATCTTGACCTCGTCAACGCGCCCCGGTTCCTTCTTGGTAAGGTTGGCAAGCGTGGTGTACGTCGAAGTGCCGTAGGACACAAGCGCGGACCCCGAGATGGTGGTCTCGTACCGGATCTGCGTGTAGCCGTCCTCGGCGTAGATCGCCCGCGCATCCCACGAGGTGATATTGGCATAGGGAAGCGTGAACGTGTTGTCACCCAGCTTGAACGCCACCCATGTATTGCCGTTGGTAGACATCAGAAGCCCTTCATTCCCATGAGTTTGAGATCGGCAAGGAACGGCTGGTTGAGCGCGCCGTAATCAATCTTCGGGTCCGGGGTCTTGCGATTCAGGGCGCGAAGGTCACGTGCCATCTCCCTAAAAGTTGCAACGATTGCGCCTGCCGGATTCATGTAGTCGAACAACCGTTGGCCCTGTCCGCCATAGTTGTATCCAACGGCCATACGCGCAAGGGCGCTAGATGTGCCGCCGTACGAGGAAAGCTGAACCATCACCGCAACGGCCTCCGCTGCCTTTGCCATTGCTTCGGTGATCTTCGGCAAGTAGTCCTTCAGGTTCTCAACGATGTCCGCAACGTACTTGGTGATTGGTCGCAGGAAAATCGCGCCCATGCCAGCGAACGCAGATCGGATTTCCACGAACGCACGGTCGATCCGGCCAACCTCGAGCATCTGTGCGCCAATGGCCCCGCCGTACTGCATCCCCATGCGGAAGCGCGTGTTGACCATCGCAATCTGATTCTGCATTTCGGCGAGCTGAATGCCTGGGCTGTAGTCGCGCAGATCGTTTGCCACCTCAAGCACGAAACGATTCAAAGCCAAGAGCGCCTTGCCGACTTCACCCACGACCTTGGTCAGCACGGTAAACACCCCTGCCACCGCCGTGAAAGCCGTGGACGCAAACCCGGCCGCCGATGCGAGCGCGCCAATCTCTTCGCTTGCCGCTGCCGCAGCTTCCGCGCCGCCTTCAGCGCCAGCCATCTGACCAACGCCGCTAATGCCTTCAGCCTTGGCGCTGCCCTTCTCGTTGATGTCGATGACGATGCGTCCAAGGTCTTGCATGGTTACAATCCGTTCTCAAAGGCGCACACGAAGGTCTCCGTGCCGCGCATCCAGCCCACCAAGTCCTCGGCCGGCTCAACCTGACCGCCGCTGCGCCAGGTCAGCGAGATGGTCAGGATGCCGCCAAGGTCGTTCTGATTGAGCAGGAGTCGCAACCCGTCGATGAATTGCTCGATGCCGTTGGACCCGGAGATGCGCTCCGTGGCCCGGTTGACCGGGTCAAGGAGGCCGCGCCACCACACAACGACATCAATCTTGGCTTCTTGCAAGCCCACGCCCGACCGCCAATGCAGCGCGGTGTCGCCCCCTGGGATGACCTGTATCGCGTACTGCGAGATGGTCTCGTCGCTCGGCCGCTCCGACAGGTACACGGCGCTGCCGTAGCCCTCCGAAACCATCCAATCGGCGATCTCGGTCAGGAGCGCGTTCCACACCGCTGCATTCTGCGTAGCCATCAGCCCACCGCCTTCTGATGCTCGAGGTTCATGCGGATGCGGAAGGCGAGGTCTGCATCCCCGGTCGCTAGCGCGACCGTCTGCTGCGCCACCTCTGCCGACCCCAACGCCATAGCGATGGCCCGTGCCTGAACGATGCTCTGCCGCGCCTCAATCATGGGAATGTTCTGCGCGAGGCCCATAGCAGTCTCCGGGTCAAAGTCGGTGGGAGGCCGCCCATAGGTCGCCAGGAACACGGCGGCCTCCCGTGTCAGTTTCCCGCGTTCTGTACCGCCTTGCCCAACCGGGCAAAGACCGCGAACAGCACCTCGTCCGCCGCCTGCTGGGCCACTTCCGGGGTACGCGCCACGGAGCGGATTGCGTTGGCGATGTCGGCCACGGTCGGCTGCTCGCCGCCGGCGATGCTCCGCTTCTGCACGGAGGCCACCAGCTCGTTCCATTGGATGACGAGCGCGCCCGTGGGGATGGTCACGCGGAACAGCATCGGGTCGTTGTCTTCGTTCAGGTCGATCATGTGGTGGCCGAGGTGGCGAGGACGTTGGTGGTGGGATCGGGGATGGCCTTGAAGGTCAGGCCAAGGCGCTGCTCCACGTTGCCGAAGTTGCTGTGGTTGATCGCGTCACCCATCAGGAGGCACGTAGAGAACGTGTACGAGGTCTTGCCCGCCGTCAGGGGAACGATCTTCACCCCGAACGTGCCGCTGCCGTTAATGAGCAGACGGCCGACCGTGGTCGTGTATTCCGCGCCGCGCTCGCGCACGGCGAGGGCGGTCAGGTAGGCCGCGTCCCACTTGACCAGAGTGCAGGAAACGACCGCGGTGGTGTTCTGAAGCACCAGTTCCGCCGGGGCAGCGCCCGAGGCCACGGTCTTGATCTCGTGGACGTTGTCGGTGTAGGTGATCTGCGGGAGGCTGTCGTTGTCGGTCAGTCCAAAGTCAACGTAGCCTGCTCCCAGGTTCACTTGGATCTTGGTTGGGCCTGCGACGAAAATTGCGGTAGCCATCAGCTTCTTCCTTTCAGGATTCGGGCGAGGCCTAGTCTAATCGACTTTCCGATCTCTCCCCATTCATCGTTGGTGGGAATCATAAACGGTCGCTTGGGCACGGTCACGCCCTGCCAAGCCATGACGAAGTCCTTGCCGCGAACCAAGCCCTCCTTGGTCGGGTTGCGGCCCGTCGCGTGCGAACGCTTGCCCTTCCTCGTCAGCGGGATGAAGTTTGGGCCGCTAGTCTCAAACCCAAGCTCGTGGAAGATGGCGTGCAGCGGGCCGTACAGGATGATGGAAACGCCGTTTCCGCCCGACTGCCCCTTGGCGTTCATCTCGCGCATCATCTGCCCGGTGTCGCGCAGGGGCTTCCCGCCGGCGCGGTACGACTCACCGAACACAAGGTACTCCTGCACCGTGGTGGGCTTTGCCACGGTCTTGCCGTTCTTCATCTTGCGATGCCGCACCACAACCACCGTCCGCGTGGCCTTAATGGACGCAGCATTCTTCGGCTTGGTCGTGGTCCAGTATTCGCCCTTGACGGCCGCAAGCGGCTGCAAGGCGGTTTCCCCGCCGTTCTCGTCCCGGCCCCGGCTCGTTGCAATGTGCTGCTTCGCGTAGCGCCCGACGAGGGTGGCGATGCCATTGACCACCGCGGGGTCTCGCAGCGCCTTGGCAACGCGCTTGCCCCAATCGGATGCCATTATCCGCCCCGGTAGATGCTGGTGGCGCGAGGACGGAAGAACGCGCTGCTGCTCATGTTGTTGTACCAGGCGAGGTTGTTGATCGGCACAACGGCCACCTCGGCCACGCCGGCATCGGCGGCCTTCGGCACGGCCCCGAAGATCATCTTGCCGTCCCGCAGCGCCTCGAGCATGGCACGGGCCTGGGCCACCCGCGCCTCCACGGCCGGGGTGATCTTCATGGCGCGGCGCTGAAACAGCATCTCGGTCGCCAAGTCCACCGTCAGCATCACGAGGAGGCCATCATTGGCGGCCGACAGCGTGTTCAGGTCGGTGTCCGTGTAGATGTTCCCCACGCGAGCGTAGGCCTGCACCACGCTGCTGGCGCGTTGCAGGATGGTGTCCACGAGGCAATTCGCGCCGGGGTTGTTGCTGCCCGTGTCGCTTGAGAGCTGCGCGATGATGTTGGCATCAAGCGATGACTCGAGTTCCGCGTAGCCGGCGTACTGTGGCATGGGTTCCCCTTATGCGAACATGGAGGGACAGGAATCGAAACTCCTGCCCCTCCATGACTGTGGCGAACGAACGTCAGGCGGTCACATCGGCAACGAGGACGCCGGAAACCGGGGCAACCAGTTCCGAGGTGCTGTTGTCGATCACGCGGCCTTCGATGCGGCGGTCGCGCGGATCGTCCCAGTTCTCAACGGTCATGTCTTCGAACGCGAAGATCTGACAGGTGGAGAACGAGGTGGAGCCTTCCACGCCCACGAGGCCACCCGGACGGCTGACGAACACCGCCGAGTTGCCGTAGATGAACGAACGGGTGGTGCTGGCCGCGCCCTTGCGGGTGGTGACCTTCACGCTGTCATCGACCACGACCTGCACGCCGAACAGGTTCGGCGGGAGGCCGTACTTGGCGAACGTGTCCGCGCCCTGGAGGAAGGGCAGAGCGGCCGGGTAGTTCTTGACGTAGTCACGAACTTCCTGCGTCTGCGAGAGCAGATTGGCAATCGTGGGCGAGATGACCATCATGATGTCGGTCTCGCCACGCACCGCGCCGCCCGTGGCGAGCGAGATGCGCTGAAGGGCCGTCTGAATGCCCTTCTGAATGATGTTGGTGGTCGAACCCGTCCAAGCAGCACCCGAGATCGCCGTTCCGGTCGCGTAGTAGTTGCCCACGTTGGTGAACGAGGTAACCGCCGCGCTGCCCACGAGCGCGGTTGCGGTACGCATGGAGCGAGCCGTCATGGCGAGCTGCGCCTTGGCGCGAGCGTGCTGGGCGACAACGTCCCAAGCGGCCTGCTTCACCGTCTCGTTCGGGATGTAGAACGGGTAGGCGTAGCGGGCAGCGGTGAACGACACGAAGTCGTGCTGGTTCATCTTGCCGACCGGGCGGTCATTGCCCAGGGGCCAAGCGAACTCGTTCACATCGGTCACGCGAACGTTGTCATCCGAGTCGAGACGGAGGTAGTAGCCCGTCATCTGCTGGGTGGGAACGATCTGCGCGTACTTGGTGATGGGGAAGGTGTTCACCGCACGGGTGAATTCAACCTGAAGAGCGCCCGTAGCAAGGGCGTTGGTGGAGGGGACGAAAGTATTCAGTCCGCCACCGACTGCAACGTAACTCATGGGAAGACCTCCTTAAGGTCGGGGAATCAGAGCGCCTTGGTGGCGGGGAGACGGTAAGCCCAGAAGATCGCGCCAACGGACGCGTCCTCAAGAGCAACGAACAGGGGGACATCGCCGCTCGTGGCCGTGACCACAGCAGCGCCAGCGGTCGTTGCCTTGAGAGCAGCGCCGGCGGTGATGGCGGTGGAGCCGTTGCACTTGAGCTGCACGCAATTGGACGGCTGAAGGCTGATCGGGTCGCCCGAAGCCGCGTGGAGCGCGGAGTCGAAACGACGAGTCGAGCCGTCAGCAGCGCCGACAACGTAGTCAGCGGCCGCGGTGGACGCTGCGCCCGTGAAGGCCGTGGTGGACATCTTCACGATGGCGTAGGGGTTGATGTCGCCGCCGGCGATCAGATTAGGAGAGAACTGGAGCATTTCTGTAGTGTCCTTCTGCGATTAACGCTTGATGCGGGAGTTGATGGCCTTGGCGAACTCTTCCGGCTTGCCGGC